TATTGACCAACAAAACTACTTGTAACTAAAATTATAGCTATAATACTTTTTAGAGATAGAGTAAATTTACTTGATTCTGAAACTTCTGTAGCCATTATTTTTTCATATTACAAGATTTATCTGCTAACCCTTGACCTATAATTAGAGCTACACCAACAACCAAAAGGCTATTCATTTTTGTTTCACTAATTCCTAAATCTTCTGAAAACATTATAACCATTAGTATAGAGAATCCATACCAGAACTTTCTTGATAAAATTATTTTATTTATTACTTCTTTCATATTTATTTTAATTTAAAATTTATTTTTCCATTTTCTATATATAACCCTTTACGTCTATAAATTTCCTTACCCTCAATGTTATATATTTTATTTTTATTTTGAGAGTTTTTAAGTATCTCAATTATACCTGTATTGTCACATGGCATACCAGTTAAACAATCTATATACTCTGTTATAGTTAAGGTATCTATTGTATTTATATACAAAGTATCTATAACATCTATATACAAAGTATCAGTTATAAATATAGTATCGCCTATATTGTATATATCACATTCTGCTAAAGTTGTTGGCACTGCGTCTGCTTCGTCTGATCCATCAACACAATCTAACCAGCCATCATTAAGATAAAACAAGTTGTTTAAACCATTAGGCACACACCCATTAGGACTATATTGAGTCCAATTACTCTCATCATCACCACAATAAAAGCCATTTTGCTCAACGCATAATTCACAATTAGTTTGACTAAAGCCAAAGCTAAATACTAAAAAGAATAATAATTTTCTCATACCTAAAATATTAAATAGTTAAACCCTAATTTACATTCATAGATAGGCTTTTCCCAATACCTTAAATAAGTACCCTCTATAAATATTCCTAATGACTTTGTTATTTTCCAACCTGTAACAAGTCCTAAATCTAAATCTATAGGTAGTTGTTCATATTCATAACTAAAATCATTTAATCCATAATGATAAGGCATTACATTTACCCAACTTAATAACCAAAAGTCATTACTATACTTATAATAAGATGCTCCAATTACCGCAGAAAGCTCATATACGTTACCTAATGCGTTTATTTCGTTTCTATTATACTCTGCTATAGCTGAACCAAAATAGTGTTTAAAAAACTCATCATTTGAAGTTGCTAATAATTCTCCATTTTTAAACCAGTGAAATCTACCATTAACAAATTGACTAGAATAACCAAAATCTTCTGCTAGATCAAAAAAACTTTCTTCTCCACTTTCCCAAGTGTCCTCTATTGGGTTGTAGCCATATACCCTGTGACTTCTACCGCAAACACCCATTGTAATATCCCAACGCCCCTTGTTTATTCTGTGCCTAGTATCAAATGATGTAAATTGTAAATCTCTAGCTTCATCATTTTTTACTTGTATTTTTGTTACCCCATTATGTCCTAAATATCTAATCCAAAAATCTTGATTAGTAAATTTTTCAGACCTATGACGGATAAAAGAGTAATTAAGTAAATACTCCCAACCGCTATTATTACCAATAAGAGTATTATCGCTATAGCTCTGCTCATCACCATAGTACCAACTTTTAATTTTTTGTTCAAAATCAAACCTAGCGATCTTGCGTATTCCAATAGTAAAATTATAATCGTATGGGTTAATTTGTGTAGTTTCTTCATAACCTTTGTTTATTGCTATAAAATCTTCATCTTCTACCATGCTTGTATTCATACTCATAGACGTATAAAAAGTAGCGTATTTAAAAAACTGTGCTTGACAAGTTCCTAATCCTAATATGCAAATTATTAGTAAAGCGTATATATATTTTGATGTTTCCATTATGCCTTTACTATTTGATAAGTTACATAAACATTAGCAGACCAACCACCATTAAAGTTACCGCTAGAAGATAATTTTAAAGGTAAATTTTGTATACTAGCGTCATATAAAGCAAGTGAGCTAGATGTTCTAAAAAAAGCTGTATAAACATAGTTTGTTGTTCTGCTACTCATTATTCTACCTACTTGCCCCCAATAATTTGTACTATCTGTAGGATCAAAGCTAACAAACATATTATTGTTAGAAGATTCAGTTGATGAAGCATAAGTACAATGTATCTGTACACTTAAAGGTAAAGTAAAATAACCACTACCTGGAGCTCCTACTAATTGTTTAAAAGTACCTGCACTACCTGAATTGTCCATAGCTTGTAGATCAGCGTTAGACACTGTTATTTTATCAGTTTGTATAATGTATTTAGAGTCTATTTTTTTACTTGTACCTGCACTACTACCTGTAGTATCAGAAGTATCAACAACCATTAGTTTATCGTCATTAGCTGTGTTTTCTGCAAGTGCTGTCTTGTCTGTTAGTCTTTGTCCTGCCATTTTTTAAATAAGTTTTTAATTTAGTTATATTTTTTTGTCTTTCTTTGACTTTTTGTTTAGTTATCATTTTAACAACAAATAGTTATATCTGCTCCCTGTAAAAAAGATTTAGCTTTATTACTTAATGGTGCTGTATCTAAATTTAAACCTGCATAGTAATTCTGCGTAGTAGGTGTTAAGTCTGCACCTGTGTTAGTAGAATATTCAGGAAATAAAGATGTATTGTTTTGTATGTAATCAATTAGCCTTTCTCTATAAAACTCACCCTGATCCATACTAGCATTTATAAGAGGTTTTAATTCTTCGTGGCTCACAGTACCCCCTTGTTCACTTGACATAGTTACAACTGCATTATTAACCATTCTTAGACGTAAGAACGGAAGTACAGTTGCGAACGAAAATTGTACAAGGCTGGGCTGAATGTAAGTCTGTAAAAGAGTTAAGTAATTACCTGTTAAATTACTAGCCTGAATGTCAGATATTAACTTAGCGTTTAAATCAGTACCTAGTATAGGTAGTATGTATCTATCTTGTGCCATAAGTATATAAGGCAGTAAAAGGTTATCATCAACTGAACCGCCTAAAGCTGAATCTCTTTTTAATCTATCTGTACTTATAAATAATGTGTGTTGTATTGCCATATTTTAAATTATTTTACACCTGGATAATGTCCTTGATTAGGCATATTTACAGGTGCTATTTTACTATCTTTTATTCCTCTAGGGTTTCTAACATAACTTTTAGGAATGCTACTAACTTTGTTATAGTCATTGTCTAAACTTTGACCATCTTTTAATTCAGTACCTTTTTTAAGTCTATATAATATCTCTTTCCATTTATGTCTACAATAAACCCCTCCTTTAAACTTAAATAAATCATATTTTTTTCCTTTGTGCCCTAATTGTTTATTTACGCCCGATCTACTTGCTGCATCTATATCTTCTATTCTCCACACAAAACCTCCTCTGCTTAGCCTCATCATATTTTCACAAAACGGTCTACTCTTTCCTGTTTTCTTTGGTTTTGTTGATCCTACTGCATACTTAAATCTAACTCTATAAATAGATTTGTCTAAATAACTAAATTTATCTTCATTAGATTTTATTTCATTTACTGCAAAATTCTCTTTCTTTTGTATTAATCTATCCGCCCAGTCCTCGTAGCTTTCTTCACTACCATAATCTCTTTCGTCTACTATTTCCCAGTCATCATTTATGTAATTTTCTTTAGTTTTTAAACTTTCTATTATACTACTATAACTTTCATCAGATAGTTCAGTTAATTCTTCAACATTTTCTATTTCTTGGACTTTTTTTTTTGCCCAACTTTGTCCTGGATCACCTCCCCACAACTTCCATGCAATTGCACCTGCTGACGGATACCCCTCTTCACCTGGACTGAAACCCTCTGCTTTTTTATCTACTTCGTGTCTTGCAAAAAAACTATTCATTCTTTTAATCGTGTCTAAACTTAAATTTTGACCGTTAACTATTGACCTGGCACGAGCAACAGCAACCATAGTACCCCCTCTACCATACTCCTTACGCATTTCTAAACCCATTTTAGCCTGCTCTATCATTCCTTTTGTAGGCTTAGTATCTATATCATCAAGAGCTTTAAATTCTTTTTTTATTGGCTCATTGTTACCTGTATCTATTCCCTCTTTTTCTTGTTCATCTTCGTCAAGTTTACCAACATTACTAATGTCTATAAAATCAGCAGGTTTAAGCGTTTTAAAGTACAAATCAAGGTTTATGTCGTTTGCATGAAATATTGGCTCTAAACCGCTTAAAAGCGTGTTTTGGAATGGTTTAATAACTGTATTGTTAAATAACGAATAAGAATCTCTTAATTCATCTGCATTATTGCCAAAACCAGATCCATCACCCTTAACCCCAAATAATAAAGGGCTTGTAACTCTATGTCCTGTTAAAACTTTTCTGGTTGTTTCAGTAGATAAGAATTGGTAGCTATCAGAATTGTCATTAGCATTAATAGGTACTATTTCAGGTGCTGTGTCTTTACCATCATTAAACGTCAATAGTATTTTACCTGCATTGCCTGAACCACCAAATTTAGCGTTTATTTGTCTTTCTATAGTTCTTCTTTCTTCCCTTGTTGGTATTCCGTTAGACATATTTATAGCCATGCTAGGAAACATACCTGATTTAATATTAGACAAATGAAATTGTGCAATCTCCATATCTAACTGTATATAGCTAGTAGAACCCTGATAGTCAGGTGTAGCGTAATAGTATGATCCTGGAGAGTAATCTTTTATACATAATACTTGATTAGCGTCTGACCTATCTTTTAAGTCAAATGCTTTATAGTATCTAGGCTTATGTTTTCTTGTGTTTTCCCAATCTGCACTATAGTAATAATCATTAACTTTACCATAAGCGTCAGCTTTACCGCTTCTTATATATTGAGCAGGTATATGTCTAACTTCTACTATTTTTGTTCTTGGTCTATTCCATATTGTGTTTACATAGCACATACCAAATAATTTAAGGTCAAATGCTAAACATTTTAACGTATCTTTTGGTGAATTGTGTAATAAACTACTTAAAGCTAACCAACTCTCTTTTTTAGCGTCACTTTCTTGTCTATCTGTAGCGTCTAAACCCTCACCATATATCATACTACTTACACCTTTTATAATAGCGTTGTTTATACTACTACCATTGTATAATTCTAATAAATATTGAGGATATAAGTTATCTGATCCAAATTGTATCCAATCTTTATTATTTACTTCTGTAATTGTAGGCAAATTATATTCTGCTAAATGTATTACTGATATGTTGTCTTTCTTTTTCATTATGAATCGTATGTAGGTTGCCAATTTTGTGTACCATATTGACTATCTCTATTATTAGTATTGCTATATCCCTCCATAGGTACACTCGCTTCTATTAAATCATTATTAGAGTACTCATTAAAAAAACTTACAGGATTATCTGTCTCTATAAAACCATAAGTGTTATCTACTGAGGTGTTTAATACTATACTTAAACCGTCTATTTTAGTTGCAAAAGATAATTTTAAAATATGTGTATAAATAGCAGATGTATAATATAAATCTATATCATAAGTATCTCCCATAGGTAGTACAATGTTACCCAATCTTTTTGATAAATTATTTGTAGTATCATAGGTAGAAATATTGCTGGTTGTAGGATAATAAACCTTTAGTAATAAAGTCCAACACCTAGAATTGTTTAAAAAAGTAGGACTATTATAGTCTCCGCTATCTGTAGGATAAGCAGCTATAGTTCTAATAAAATTAGTGTTTCTACCTCTAACATAAAACAACAAATTTTTACCACTTAATAAACTTGTATCTATAGCACTTGTAATATTTTCATAAAAATACACATTTTGTAATTGTGCCATTCCACCTGTATAATTCAAATTATATGTAGCCATTAACTTCTAATTGTAAAAATTTTAGTATAGTATTCTTTAACTAATCTTGCTTGTTCTTCTGAATCTTCAACAGTAGCTAATCTTTCAATTAATTCTTCATACATACTTGTATTTATATCTACGTTTTCTGTTTTAGTTCCCATTGTGACCACCTATAAAATCTAAATCATCTTCTACTACTTTTTTTGTTTTAATCTTTTTCTTTTTAGATTGGTTTGTAAAATATTTTTCTTTAACCTCTTGGCTTAAATTATTTACTTGATGAGGTTTAAGATCACCAAAAGCCAAGTTCATATTTAAGGGTTTGTAGTCTTTGTATTCGTCTTTAACTTTCCAAGCCATAATATAGTTTATTATAAATATAAAAGTCATAATATTGTTCACAACTTGTATATTATATTAAAGTTTTTTTATATAATTATAATAATTGTAAAGTTTAGTTAATAAAAAAGGGTTACCAAATAGATAACCCTCTTTTAAATTGAGTAACGATTTATTAATTATCCAGTAGTGATAGTTAAATTTGCTTCATCAGTTAAACCGTCAAACGGATATTTAGCTGTAGGTGATCCACCTGTACCAACTCCTGCTGTAGCATTTATCCAAATTAAAGGATCTTTTTCTTCACCTCTTAGTTCTAAAGTAAAACCTGTCATATCTCCTTTAGCAGCGCCAGAAACAGCAGTACCAGCACTAACGTCCATTCCGTTATCCATACCTAACAAAAATAAGTTATCGTTGTTATCAAGAACAAAAACTTGACTTCTATTGTAAGAAATTAGTTTTAATTCATTGCTTTGTGCAACGCTTAATTTTTGCATAGTAATAGACAAAGTTTGTTCAAAAAATGTAGTACCTGTTGCAGGATCACTAGTAAAGTTTACTGTCATAGAAGATAAGTTTGGTCTTAAATCATATTGAAATACTGTTACAGCTCCACCACTTTGTATATCCCAGTTAGCAAAACCTGCTGTATCTATAACATTAGTATCAGTACCGTCAAAGGTAGCATTAGCTCTAATGTCTGAACAATATGACTTAACAAAGTATATACGCTTTAAACCGCCTATTTGATCTTTACAATCAACTAATAAACCTTTTGTTAAATTACAAGCCATGTTATTTATTTTATATTATTAATACTAAAAAAAAGGGGTGATGTTTCACACCCCTAATTTATCTATCTACTATGTCCAAACAGAAGTAGCAAATACTCCATCTGTCGGTACCGCAGTTTGTACACCCATTGCAAAGTTCATTACAATTCTTATGTTATCTGAACCGTCAAATTGATAAGTAGGAATTATAGATACTTCCGTGTAATCAGTAGCAGCGTTCATACCTACAACTAAATTCTCAGGGTAAGTAGCTATAATTGTGTCATTAAACATACCAGGACAAACATAAATAGGGAATCCCATGTAAGTCAATCCTGTAAATGTACCAGCTGCACCTACTTGTTGGTAAGTAGTTTCAGCAGCTAATTTTTGAGCATATATAGCGTAAGTTTTTTGATTCATATAAAATCCAAAACCTGGTTTGCTTAACATACCTGAAGCGTTAGCTACAACAGAATTATAAACTGCTCCTAAGTCAGTTAATATATCATTAGTAGAAATAGCACCGTCTAAATCTACTTCAAAAAAGTCTTTACAAGCACTAGCGTCTGCACCTGCTTCATCTAAAGCTCCGTCACTAGATTGAAAACCAATTCCAAAAGGTGAAGAACCTTTCCAAATCATATTTTCTATTTGCTCTCCTGCTTTTGCTGCAACTGAAGCTAATAAAAAGTCTTGAAAAGTTCCTGGTAGGTTTCCGTTTCTATCCATATTTTCACCTATCCAAGTTGGAAACACTGTTCCTCTACAAATTTCTTCATTTACTTTTAAATCAGTAAGTGTTAAAACTTGTTCAGTTAAACTTGTATCATTTTCAGATGAAAAACCACAAGCAGCAGCAACCACAGGATCACTAATGCCTAAATTTGTAATTCTAGCAGATTTATTTAATCCGTCTATTGTTCTCACATATCCTTTAGCAATTGTGTCAGGACTTTTAACCGCAGCAGTTACATAAGGAAGTGCTAATTTTCCTGCATAAGACGTATATGCAGAAACATCAATATCAAACTGATATTCTTTTGATAAATTGTACTTATTCATTTTGTGTTAATTTAATTATTTATTATTAATGTAATATGCTGCTCTTTGTTTAGCAGTCATTGTAGCTAAATTCGGTTTTTCCGATTTAGTGTTATTTTCAGGACTATGAGTAAAACCCTCACTTCCAGGTTGTTTTTCTAATTCAACTATTTGAGATTTAAGTTCTTCTACTTCTTCTAATAATGATGAAATCATATCTTTTGACATTTCTACCATTTCCTCTTCTTTAACTTCTTCTTTAACTTCTTCAACCTCTTCTACCTCTTCTGACATTTCTTCTTTATCCTCTCCATATACTGCTTTTTCCAGCTCGTCAATTCTTTTAGCTAAAGCTGAAAATTTATCTTCTTCTTCTTTGTGGTCAGGAGTATGTTCCATTTCTTCTTTTTCTTCTTCTGCTTCAACACCCTCTGCTTCTTTTTCTTCACCCATGTCTAAAATTTTAGAATCTTCATCTATAGTTAGTTTAGCACCATCAGACATTGTGTAAGTACCTGCACCTAATGGTGAAGTTTCACCGTCATCACCAACAACCATTACAGTAGAACCAATCATAAACTGGTCATCTTCGGTTGCTAATACTCTACCGTCATCTAAAATCATTTCAGCATACATTTTTACTTCTTTGCTTTCCTCTTTTGATAATAAGAGGTTTTTGATTTTTTCTATTGTAGTCATTGTTATCTTTTTTTATAAATATTAAACTTAAATTATTGTTCACAGGCTCAGCGTTTTACTGTCCTATTTTTTATAGCAGAACAGACTTTAGCAGCAGTTTCTTTGCTTCCGTATTGTTTCACCATATCTTTTATACACTGATCCCATTTATAAACTGCTAGAGCTTGTCTATTTACAAAAGCAGCATACTCAACGTATTTATATTTTTTCTTGTATTTCTTTTTCTTTTTACCAAACTTATCTTCTACATATTCTTTCTTAACACTATCTGCATGAGTTTCACAAGCCATGTACCTAGTAACCCCATTTATTTTATGTATATGAAAACCTGAACAACCTTTAAACATTTCTGCATATATTTTAGCTTCTTCTTTAGTAGCAAATAAAGGCTCTCCATCTAAACTACCAACAACTGATAATTCATTCTCTAATATTAAATCTCTTATTTTACCTAGTGTAACCTCATCAGGACAATCAGTACAATCTTCTGCTAAATCTATAATATCTTTAGGCTTTGACGCTTCAATTAATTTATCTGTAAAATATCCCTCAATGCTAAAACCTCTTACCTTGCCCTTTTTTACTGATTCCCAAATTTCATTATTATTTACTTTCATTTTAACAAACCAAGTTCCTATAGGTAGTTTATTAAAGCCATAAGAATTTGACTTGTCATTTTTCTTATCTTCTTTGATCCAACTCTCCACAACAGTCATGCCCTCAACAGGTACTTTATGCTCATAAGTAGCGCTATTGTTTCTTAAACTAGACATAAATAGCTCCTGAGCTTGTTTTATAGTTTCTTCTGTAAAATATACAATATACTTTTCATCTTTTTCTTGATCGTATCTAGGAATCTCTTTATTAGGAATTAATACTGCCCCTACTAAAGTTTTTTGCTCTTCATCTAATTTAGCTAAAGTTAAGAATTGGTCTTTGTTAAAAAATACCCAGTTTTCCTCAATAGCAGGAAACTCTACTAAACTAATAGCCTCAACACCAAATCTATCTGCTTCTTCGTCTATAATTAGTTCTACTTTTTTTAGTTTTTCTTTGCTCATACTTATAAATATAATTTGTTAATTTTTGTTTACAAGGTTGCTTGTAAGTTTAAATCATTTTGTAATGCTTGACTACTACTTACATCACTTTCTACTACAAATGCTTGTACTGGTGGTGGCTCTGTTCCTATAGCTCCAAATACAGGTGCTACTGGTACAGTATCTTCTATACCTGCTCCTGCATTTATAGTAGGTGTTGATCCACCGCCCCCTGATTCACCTGGAACGTCTGTTTGTAATATATTTCTAACATTAGCTAAACCCTGTGCTATAATACCTACTGCTCCTATTGTACCAAATAAACCACCCTGTGCTAATGCTTTAGTTGCCCCTGCATAAGTATCCATAGTTGCTTGTGCTACCGCTAAACCTTTACCTGCCTTTGTTTCTGCTCCTACTAACGCTGTAATACCTGTTAAAGCACTACCTATTATTTGTCTTCTTTGGTCTTGTAATGCTTGTTCTTTTATTGTATTTTCTTTGTCTAGCGCGTCTTTCTTTTTTTGATAATCTTCCTGTATCCTTGTTTTAGTGTCAGCTAAATCTTTTTCATTACTTATAGTTAAATCTGCTAGTTTAAGTAATCTTTGTTTTTCTTGTTCAAACTCTAATTCTTTCCTATCTTGTTCTTCAATACCTATTTTAGATAATTCTTCTTGAATAGATTGCTGTTCTTGTAGTAAAACATTTTCTTGTTCTATTTTTTCTTTATCTAATTTTTGCTTTCTTAATCCTACTTCTAATAAGGCAGTTTCAATAGCTTCTTTTTGTGTTAATAAGTCTACATTTTTAGAGTCAGCAGCTAATAAAGCTCCTATACTAGATAACTGTTTTTTTAAACCTTCTTCTTCTAGTTTTCTAGCTTTTTCTGACAATTCTGATAGTTTTTCATTTGCTTCTATTCTGTCTGCAAAACTCTTAGAAATATCATCTCTAATTGTTCTTTGAGCCTCTGCTTCTGCTTCTGCTTGAACAATTAATTGTCTTTGTTGTTCTTCTAATAACCCTAAATTGTTTTTAGCCCTTGTCATCCCTCTAGCTTGATTCAAAATACTATTAACTGTTACATCATCTAAAGTGTTACTAAATTCTTCATAAGTTACTTTAGCTATATTAACTACTTCATCTACTCCCTCTCTAAAATCTGTTACTATATTTTTAGTTGCTTCTATACCATCTTTAGCAACTTTTAATAAAGATTCTTTATAAGCATCAACTTGTTTAGTCAATTTTTGTATTCTTTCTACATCACCTTTACCTAACCAACTTTTCTCCCATGCTAACTGTACTTGACTTATAACTAGACCTATACCCATAAAAGCTGCTTTAAAAGGTAATAAAGCAAGTTTTAAAACATTATTCATTATTCTACCCAAAGCGTCAAAGTTATCACTTGATTCGGTTGTTCTACTAAATATACTTTCAAATGTTGTTATAACTTTATTTAAAACTACACCAATTACATTAAAAGCGGTACTAACTGTATCTACTACTGCTTGGTTTTGCATTAACGCGTTTGTAACAGCGTCTACTATTTTCATTATTATACCAAACCCTGCTGCCTTCATGGCAAAGCCTACGCCTTTAAAACCAGACGCTAAACTTGATGTTGCTGATTTTTGTTCTTTAGTAGTTTTACCTAAATCAACAACCTCATCTTTTATCTTCTCTAGGTTTTCTACTGCTCCTTTGTAATTTACTTCTGCTTCTAGTATAATTTTCTCTGCCATATTAATTTTATTTTTTTATATAGTTCTTTAAATGTTGCGGGAAACTCATCTGATCCTGTAGCAAAATCATATTTATAACCTGACGCTTCTAATTCTGTTAAAAGGTTAATTGATATAGGTATCAAATTACCTACTTCTTTTATGTATTTTTCTAGTTCCATAATAAAAATGCTAAATCTTGAAACAATATTCTATTTCCGTTTTGAAATATTGCACTTAATGATATTTTTGTGTCATCATTACCTACAGGTTGAGTTAATAATTCAATCTTTGCTGTCCACATAACCTGTTCGTCTGCACCACCAATTATTAAAGGTTTCCAAAAGCCCTTACTGTCAAAGTTTGTAATATTTACAGTAGGTGTGCTAAAAGCTGAATCTTTGTTAGAATGATCTAAACTACCTCCTGCTGTTCCTACAAAACTAGGTGGTGCGCTTCTATTAACTAATAAAGTTAAATAAACAAACGTTCCTACCTTACCTTTATTTGTTCCATCTAAAACAGTACCTAACAAAGTTACCCTAACATCTACCATACTTAAAGGGGGTAATAATAACATCTTGCGTGTATAGTTATTATTTGTAAACTCGTATTGTGTAGAATTGTCAAAGCTAGTTGCCTGAGCATAAATAGTAATAGAACGTGTCATTTCCGTATCTCTACCCATAGCATTAATAGAAAAATTATTTTCTATATTAGGCATTAATGCAGGTATATAGCTATTGTTTATGCTGTTGTTAATTAGCATAGGTTGTTGAATAGGGTTAAATATATCGTCTGCAAAAGTTACAGTAGAGGTTGAAAAATCTGTATTAGTATAAGTAGCGTAACAATCACCAACCCCTGTAGTAGAGTTAGTTTCTACAAATACCCAATCTGGGTTTTGTTGTGTACAGCATTCGTTAGTAATAGTTGTACTTGCTCCTGTACCGTTATCTGTCCAAGACATTAATCCTGAAGCAGATATAGTAAATGTAGCGTCGCAACTTGTTTCTAGTCTTTCTATTACTTTTAACAATGTAACTTTAGTAGATTTGTTTCCGCCTACTAAATAATTATCTACGCTTATAACCCTCCATAGACAATTTTTTATAAAGTATGTATTTTGAAAACCTGATCCCTCAAAGGTTCGTATATCTTCAGGTGTTAAATACATATAACATTCCATTATTCTAGCCTCTTTATCATATATTTCATTAATATATTGCGCCCAATACTCATTGTAGTATCCTTTTAAACTTGGTGTATTACCAAAGTAATTAAAACAAAAACCTGTATTAAAGGAAGGGCTATAATAAGTCCAATTAAGTATTTTTGTGTCAGATACTACTCCAGTATTTAGATTATCTAAATTGTACTGAGTGCATAAAGGAAACTTATTTGTAGTTGGTGCACTAGGGTTTGAAAATTTATAAAACTCTAACCCAGTTAAAACGCTTGATATTATAGCGTTTGAGTATATAGCAAATTTATAAGAATTATTAGTAACAGGATTAGTTCCTGTAAATTCTACTGGAGTTCCTGAGTAGTAAAATAGTTTTGGTTTTAAGTCAGATAAAGGTTGGCTACCCTCGTTTAATTCAGCTCCAAAATTATAAGCAATAGCAACGTCTTGACCAGGCATAGCAGAGTTTATTCCTGTGTTATCCCATAACGGTACACCCTGAGCTATAAAAGGACTCATTACGCTAAAGTTTTCAAATTCGCCATTAGAAAAATCATTAGTCATTTGTTTGTTCCTTTCACCATATACTACGTTTTGTTGACTTGTATAACGTTCATTTAAAAAGTCGTTATCTTCTAAATCTTTAAATTTTAAGGACTTGCTTTGTAATTCATTAGTAGATTTTACTACTTGCTCTTTTGATAAATCTAGTTTTTCTGTCCAGTAATTAGTTGAACCACCATCTATAAAATCTTGATATGGTTCTATTAATAATAACTTTTCATTGTCAGGATCAGTTTTAATAATTAAATTAAACCTATTTACTAAATCTTTTATAAAGTCTGCTTGTGTTATGTCAGGCATATTGTAAAACATACTTACCTCTCCCTTTTCTAGTCCATTAAACATACCTACTTGACCATTACCTAAACTTTGAATAGATAAATTACTTATTACAGGAGTCCAAGTTTGAGTTAATAAACTGGCTGGGCTTTCACCATTGTTAAAAAATACAACTAAATAACAACCAAAACCTGTACCTGTAGGCAAAGTGTGGACAAAAGTTAATTCGTGAGTTCCTGGAGTTAATGTTACGCTTTCAGTATCTAAAGCGTAAGAGTTACCCTCATAGCTTCTCCATTGAGCTATACAATCAATAGATTGTAATGTAGAGCCAGATGTAGTTTGAGTTGGTATTAATATAGTAAATTTTGTTTCTACTTCTACTTGACCGCTAGGTAGCAACGTGTCTACACCTGTTAAGTCTTGATTTTGAAAAAATATACCTGGAGCAAATTCTACTGGTTGGTCTATAAAAATAGGCATTGCCGATAACGTTTGAAACAACATATTGTTAGGATCGTAATCTTCGTTATTTAAAAGCAAATAGGGATATGATATATTAGTTAAAGAGCCACTGTAAAAGTTTATAGGTGCTGATAATAACGTTCCTGTGTTTGTTCCTTTAAAACCTACAAAAGCCCCATTGTTACTATCTGTTGATAGTTTAAATCTAGTCTGTACTCTTTCGTGTTGAGGGGCTAACGTCATAAATATTCTACTAAACCAATTTGTATCAGTTACAGGTGTAGATTCATTTGTGTCATCAATTCCTAAAAATGTACTTTTAATTTGATAACCTGTTTTTTGTGATATTATTCTAACTAATCTTTGTATTCTTATAGCAGGTTTTAACATACTAGGTCTTATAACTCCGTATTGATCTAAAGCATTTAAAACTGCTATATTATCTAAATTATAATTCTCATTTGTAAAGCCCATTTCATCTAGTAAATCATCAGGCGACCAAAACATAGAAGAGCTTAAAGGTTGGCTAGAAAAACCATAATCTATTATAGGGTACATTATATCGTTAGTAGTAGTTGGTGTATCTTCTGTAGTAGTAACCCCTGTTGTCCAACTATTAATTACATTATCTACTGTTAACTTATGATCTAGTTGTTTGTCTTCTGTTATAGCTCCTGTAGAATCATTTACATTTATAAAAGCGTCTTGTAGTTTTTTGTCTTTTAAGTCTGTAAAAAAATCTGCTGTATTTCCAAATAAAGATACTTCGTATAATCTAGCGTTTAAATATATTGCTTTAAGTTGTATAAAACCTTTTAATTGTGGTACACTATCTATATATAAAATAGCTTCAAATTTTGTTTGAGCATTGTATATTAAAGTGTCTAAATTAACATCAAAATAATTTTCAAAAAAGTCATTATTACGATTTGAAAAAGGTAGTTTAATTGTTTGACTAAAACTAGCTTTTCTTTGATCAGGGTTTTTTAAATCTAACCAATTATAATTTACTACAACATTAGGAGCTTGTTGTAAATCTAACTCAAATTGATCTACATCAAAAGGTGTTGCGGTATCAGTTTGTCTATATGCAACTAATCTTACGTCCATTAACTATTAGTTTTTACTTTGTTTGCGTATTCTAAATTAATTGTGTATTGTATTTTTATTTTATCGTTTACACTTGTTTTTTTTGTATATGTAGTATTAGTAATTATCATAGGGTATACAATACTATTGTCTGCTAATAAATGTACGTTAGTAGACGTAAACAATTCTTCTAACCAAGCCCCCTCATCTTCATTTAACCAATCACTATTTACTACTAATTTTCTTTTTGCTTCAGTAAATAAAGTTTCTCTACCTCTATCGTAGTTTTCGTAATCAAAAGTAGCACTATTCCAACTACCAACTACTTTTTCCATTTCTTCGCTTTTTATATCTATACTTTCTATAGACTTACCCCTAAAATTCATATAATCCCAACAACCTAACCTATTACGCCAAGCTAATCTAACATTATCATATCTACTACAACTTTGGTGTCTATCATCTATACCTGTTCTACTAGCTCCGTATCTATAAAAGTAATATTTATCTGTTTCTTGATTACCAGAACCATCAGCTCCATATATAACATAATACGCCCAATCAGTAAACTCACTTGGTTGATTGTCAGGTTCGTCTAACTGAGATTCTAAATTATAAGTACCGCAACCAAAATACAACAAACTATTTTTTACATCATCAGCAGTAGCTTTACCGCCACTGGCTACATCATTAGTAAAGTACTTAGTAGAACCTATTTGACCACCTGAGCTATTATAATATTCTATAGCCATCTTTACTAACGCATCTCCATCAGTAATTAACCCATCATTTATAAAGGCTATTGTTAGTTCGTCTATATTTTCTGCTGCTGTGTTACCCCCTCTTACAAATTGTACCCTCGGAGCATTAGTTAAAAACTTCTTTGTTGCTCCACTTGGTATATAATTTGTTAAAGGATTGTTTGTTCCGTCTATATCTAATCCCCCTACATTAGTAGCAGTTTTAGTAAAGGGTGTTGTTGCAGGTATAGAATATATTATTTCACTAGCTCCATCTACACCTCCACTAGGTAAAGTTAAAACAGGAGCAGCAGTTTGACTTGTCGCTTTTTCATAACCCCCCTCTACTTTTATACCTACTACTTGACTTGTATTTTGTGAATAGGAATTAGAGGTATCACTTATTCCTATTGAGTGTATACTACCATCTATTGTGTCTGCTGCAATATTACCTACATTTGATTCTTGTGTTTCTAAGCTAGATCTAACTATTTTATGTATATCTATTATTCCTACACCTGCGTTATTTTTATGAACCTTAATAGTAGTTAACAATGTCCATGTACTGGCGTTAGTTGTACTCTTGTATATTTTAGCAACGTATTTAAATTTAGCGTCATTTATAATTGATGTACTTTCTTTTAAAACAAATATCATAGGATTATTTGCTCCTGCTAATTGATTTGGTTTTTGTTCTATTGTATACGCCATTACTTCTTACTTAAATTAATTTCTATTTTATCTGGTTGTTCTATTTCTATTGAGTTATCTATATCAACTGCAAATGCTTCCGCTATCTCTGAGTTTAAATCTCCTATCATATCTTCATAAGGCTTTGTTATAAATCTAGTTCTTTCTAAACCTCTTTGATATATACTTCTTGATATTAAGAATACTAAACTATCTTTTGTTATAAATCTTCCTGCTCCTTTGTTATTTTTCCAATCTTTCTGTATTCTACCTTTAATACCTTTTATATCTACCCAACGTCTAATAGCTCTACGCAATCCCCCTCTTTGACCTGTGCCTGTACCAAATCTAAACGGACTACCTTGACCTCTAGCTCTACCACTACCACTAAAACCACCTGCCCCTTTTACACCTTGATCTACAAAAACCCAATAATCCTCTGCATTACCAAAGTCCATTTTAAACTTAATGCCTGTAGTAGTCTTTTCTATATCATAACTCATTTCATTAAATAGAGTTCCTTTAGCTCTTTTACCTTTCTTGTTTAAATTAGCTCTAGCCTTTTCTATTAGCTTACTACCAAAACTACTTAATATCGCTTCTATTTCTGTTGTTTCTATATCCATTATGTATTTCTATCTTCGTCACTAGGCTCAATAGGTGCGTCACATAGTGAATTATGGTTATTAACTTGCATTGTAAAACTAGCTGACCAACCTGTTAGCATATTAGCAAACCGTACTGTAAAAGGTTCTGCGTTTATAGGTAAGTTTAAAACTACCTCACCAGGAACGTAACTATATTTCTTTCCACTATCTCCGCCTGAAGTTTGTACTGATAAATTTTGTCTAAACTCTGCTATAATGTCTTGCATTATTTGTAGCATTTCAGACCATACTTCCTCTCTATTAGTTAAATCTTCTTTTATCTTGTTCATAGTAAATACAGTAAAAGTGTAAGTCATAACACCTTTATCTATATTAGTATTACCTGGTTCTACATATAGTATAGGAAAATCTGATTGATCTAGTTTGTTTATATCAACTTCGTCTAACATACCGCTATGAAAAGAATTAATCAAAAAATGATTTGTGGCTATTGTATTAAAGTCGTCTACTATGTTTTTATATGTTATCATTTATATTTATTATAATTACTTTTTTCAATATTATTTTTGTCTTGTTGGTAGCTTAAATATGTAAACAATAACGTTATTTCTGTTTGTGTAATTTTCTCTATATCTAATATAGAAGATGACAAACCAAATATAATATTATACCAACCCCATTTACCTGCTAAAGTTTTTTCTCCTTGTTCCTCATTACCTCCATCGAATAATTGTTTAAATCTTCCAACAAGTCTTTGCCTAAATGAAAAAAAAAATCTATCGCAGATAGTGTTGTACTCATTGGTAACTCTTTAAACTTATCTATTTCTAATTCATCAGGATCATAAGGTTTTACGCTATAAAATCTACCTGACTCTCTATCTATCTCTCTATATAAAACACTCATCACTCTATGTAAATTTTTATTTATATCTTTTCCGTATTCCTCTATATCTACAAACTCTCCTGTTGTTATTTTGCTTAAATTAGGAATAAAGCCATATTTTTTACCTTTAAACTTTATTCTCTTTTCTAAAACTGTTTCATTCTTGCTATTTACAAATTTGTTTATTTTATCTACTAAAAGTTTCTTGTGTTTTAATTGTAGCTTTTTTATTAGCTTTTTATCAATCTTACAAAACATAGAAATAATCTCATCATCTCTAGTTTTTCTTTTAGTTTTTGCTATTTGTAAATATCTTTGATATTCTGCAATAGTAATATCTTTCCATTCTGTAGGCACTATAACCTCAAATTGTTCTTTAGCCATTTGTTATAAATATAAAATTGTTGTTTTTGTTCATAATATATAATACTTACCACTATAATTAGTAGTTAGTTTATTTAAAGCTACATATCTAATAGCGTCTATAAGGTGATCTAGTTGATTTGTAGCAGGTTTGTTTATTACTTGACCATTCTTGTCTACAAGCCATTTATAGTACTTAAATTCATTTATAGCGTTTGTGCTATTCTTTGTTATATGTATTTTATATCTTCTTAATACATCAATACCCATATTAATACTATCAGCACCTTTTTTAGCAGGAAACATTGAGAACCCTAAACGTCTTATCTCCTCTCCACTTTTAGGCTCTGCTGAATCGTAAATAATCTCTGTCTGTCTTGTTATATTAAGCTCTCTTAACTTATTACCTATATCTTGATTAGTTAAACCCTTAGCGTATAACAATTCATTAATATATAAATCATCATTTAGCTTATATACTTCTGCTATTGCTGTTGGATCATTACTATAGCCAAAGTCCATACCTAAAGCAATTAGAGTAGCTTCTGTTGGCACGTTATTACATATTTCAAATTGTCTGAATATAGTTTCAGTAGGTTGTGCCATATCCCCTAAACCATAAATTTTCCAATAGTTAGAATCTAAATCTCTTAACCTTTCTATTTCTTTAATAGTTTCTTCAGGTAAAAAAGGATTATCTAAATAAGTTGATTTAATGAATGTGCAATCTTCTCTATTTATAACGTTGTCATATATCCAGGAATAAGGATCAGAAGGGTTAAAGTCTAAATAAATGTTTTCAGTTGTTCTTAGACTTAGCTGAACCCACGATTCAAAATCAAACTCATTTGCCTCATTGAGCCAAAGTATATTTCTTTTTCTTCCTCTAATCTTCTGTGGCATATCAACTGAAATAAACTCTATTTCATTTCCATTTAATTTATAAGTAAGTTCTGATTTATTATGATTTTCAGGATTGTATAAATTGTGGCTTTCTAATATATTAAAGAAATCTCTATAAGCAGTACCTTTAAGAGCAGGTAATGTTTTACGACAAATAGTATATACCTTACCCTTGCTTTGTAATGCTTTAAGTATTATTAATTGAGCTAAACTATATGTCTTACTGCTTCTTGTTCCACCTTGATTAACTACAATTCTTGTACTAGCATTAAGATTCTTTTGTAGAACTACTGTTCCCTTTAGATTCAATAATTTCAATTTCTATTTTCTTAATGTCTTCTTCGTTAGATGTTAAGTTAATATTCTGTCTTTGTATATATCCTCGCTTATGTCCTTTATGTTGTAGGTAGAATATAATACTTTTTTCTTTTTCGTTTTCTATGTTTTTAAATAGTTTACTTTCTACAAAGTCTAATTTTAAATTATCTATTTCATCTACTTTTTTTCTAAACTCCTCATCTTCTTTATACCATTTATAAAAACTACTTCTGCTTATACCTGTTCTATTACAAGCTGTTGATACTATACCTAAGCTACTTTCTAATGCTTGTAGTAATGTGTCTTTCTTTAGTGTGCGTTCTTTTTTGCCCATTTTATTAAATTTATTTTATAGTTACTTTATATCCTTGTGCCTTTAAATCTTCATATAATTTATTAGCTAACTTAATGTCTTTCTCTTTTACTGTTACAGTTGTTGGCTTATCTTCTTCTATTTTATCTATATTAAAACCAAGTTCTACATGCTTAAACCCCCAATCTAGCAAGTCATCTATATCAAAGTTACATAGTGTATCCATATCCCATTCTGCGGTATTCTTGTTTAACCTTATGTTTAACTCTTTTTCATCTTCTTTAGATAGATTTACTCTAACTACTGGTACAAGCTCTGCTCCAAGTTCTCTCATTATTCTTACCCTTTGATGACCACCTACTATAGTATTGTCTGCGTTTATTATTATAGGATCAACACAACCAAACTTTTCTAATGAGTTTTTTAAGTCTTCATATTGTTTGTTAGTCATTCTTCTAGGGTTATACTCTGCAGGATTTAATTCTGCTATTTTAACTTTTTCTATTTTCATATTTTTTATAAATCATTAAAATATAGTTTATCTCTTTGTTTTACCGCTTCTACAAAACTATTATAATCGTAAGTAGGTTTTTTATTTCTTTCTTTATATAACATAGTATATATTGGCTCTTCTGTTTTCTTGTCTGCAAAAAATATATCTTTTGTTTTTTCACAATACAATAGTATAACGTCTTTTTTATAGTGTTCACTTGCTTTTTGTTCTATAAACTTCCAGTTGTTTTTTATCCACCATTTTGCTTCTGTATATGACATTTTTTCTATATTCATTAGTATCTATGATTATGTTTATATTTATTTAATTCTCTTAATTGGTTGTTAAATTGTTTGTCTGTTTCTGCTTTTATGTGACAAGCTCTACACAAAGCAATAAGATTTTCTATTTGGTTTTTATGTCCTCTCGGATCACCACCTATACCTCTAGCGTCTATATGGTGTATGTCAACTGCTTGTTTACTACAATGCTCACATAGTATAACATCATCTATAACGTAATCGTGATAATCCATATATATCTTAATATACTTCTTCATACTTTACAAGACTTTTCATATACCTTTTTAAGATTATTCATTATTTTTTTATTACATGGTGAACAGCTTTTCCATTGAGGGTTCTGACCAAATACCCCTTTATATAAAGTAGCTATTATAGTTTTTTCTTCTGCATTTAATCTTTGCCTTAATTCTATACCTGGAACTACCTCGTCATATATTTTTATCTCATCTTCTGTAAACTGTCTAATGTTTCTAAAATTTGGAAACATTTGATTAAGTTTTTGTTTACGTTCCTCACAACCACAATCCTCACCTAATACTTTTTTTGCTAATTTGTCTATACCAGTAGCTTTTGTAAACTTTGCTATGTCATCTCCTAGTCCTTTACTTTTTGTCATAACTTTAAAAATTTATATATTAAATAACTTATTATTGGTGTACTCATCATTATAGTAAATATGTTTAAATGAGGCTCACCGCATAAACCAAAGAAGTGCTTTATAAATTCAATCATTTTAAACTTTTTAAATAATTCTTAATAAATCTAATTGACTTCCCTAGTGTACTTCTATTTATCTTTGTCGCTTTACTCATTGTATTTAGACTATAGTTTTCCCTATAATATATCTTAAATACCTCTACATCAAACCAACTTAAATGCTTTAACTTTTCCTCTATCCATTGTAATCTATCTTCTTGTTCCTCTAACTGCTTTATCTTTTCTTTAGTCAAAGGTTCTTTAGTATAAATATAAAATTCTTTTAATTGTTTTTCATTATATTGTTTTCTGTACTTTTTATGGTAAGGGCTTGTATTACTTTGGTATTGATTTAACATTATTCTAACTATATAAAAAGTAAGTTGTTTTTTTTCTATTATTATTTTAATCTTTTCTTGATCTGCATTATATAAAGCTAATATTGTTTCGTGTAACAAATCTTCATAATCTGGATGCCTATTGCTAGTTATACGTTTAGATATATCTAACAAATTAATGTAACTTTTTTCTAAATATTCGTTTAGTTTTTCCAAAGCTCTACAAATAAATTAACTCCTGAGTTTTTTAAAGCATTATACTCCCATTTACCAAGTGGACTTATTTCTACTACTACCATTTGTGGAGTGTATTGATCCTGTATAAAATCTATTTTATTTAGTATATATTCATCCTCATCAATTATAATCTGTGTTTCTTTATGTATATAAACATCATTTGTTATTCCTCTATCTACCTCAAATAAAAAGTATCTAAAATTTTCTCTACCGTCTTTTGTTCTTATATTTTTGTATGCCTGGTGTTTTTTTCTCATAACGTTTTAGTGTAATTAGTAAATATTTCTATAAATTCTTCTAGTGAATAACATACAACAGCTTTATATCTTCTTGCACTTAAATTAGCTAACCATAACTTCTGATCTTTGCTTGGCTTATTGTATTTAACTTTAAGCTCTACCATTAATCCATTATACTTTTTATTAGGTTCAAATATTAATATGTCTGGAACGCCTTTTTTGTAATGTTTTTTAACTAAAGCCTTTTGTTTGTAGTTTCCTTTACCTAAATAAACACCTCCTAGTGTTGAAGTCCAAAGTATATGAGGATAATAGTTTAAATAATCGACTATGCTATTATGTAAATCTTGTTCTTTCATTTAAGTTGACTTTTTAAATATTCCCAAGTTAAAGCTCCTAGTATAAAAACAAATACTATTAATATTATTAAACTTAAATTACTTATTTCTATCATATTATGTCGCTTTACAAAAACAATCTGTTTCTATATCCATATCTAAATCATTAAATAAAGAAGCCTGTTGTTTATTTATATCGTGCTTATCTTTTACAACTTTAAAAGGTTGTTTTGATAATTCTATTAATTGTTCTATACTAAAATTGTTTCTTAAATCAAATCTTGGTAGTTTTTCAGAACTATACTTATTTTCCATATCTAACCACCATTTAGCTATACTAGGGTTTTCTTTTATTAATGTAAGCCTTTTTCTTAATGATTTTTTAAAACACAAATCACAATTACCCTCATAATCTTTTAAATCTAAATCAAAACATTGTTTATCCCACCAATTACGAATAAAACTACTATCTACTTTTATATCATCACACAAAGGGTATATAATATTTTGTTGTTTAGCAGTATTACTTTTTCTGTGTCTTTCATCATATCTTATACCCATAGCAGTAATAACTTCTTTATAACCTAAATTTTTTACATATTTATTAATAGGTGTTTGTTTTAATTCTCTTGTGCAATTACTAGCAAAAACAGTTGGTATAGGATACGCTTTTAACATTTCTTCAAATGGTTCACCATTTCTATTTGCAGTTTTAAAATCTACAACTTTAAAATCTGTTCCTTTACCTTTTTCTAAATTTATTTTAGCCTCCAACCATACTACGCTTAAATTCCATTCTTTATCGCACCTATCTATAAATTGTAAAGTTTCTTCTTTTTCTTTTCCTGTGTTAGCAAATACAAATAATTTATCATAATCTTTATACTTATCATAATTATTAAGAAACTGCCCCATAAAAGCAGAGGTTCTACCACCACTAAAAGTACAAACTAATAATTTATCTTTCATTTGTAATAAATATGTTAATTTGAAATATTAATAAGTAAATATGTATCTCCCAATACGTTCTTATTTCGTCAGGTGCAAAGTGTCTTACCCCTAACATTAAACCATTCCTTATTAAAGTAATAAACATCATAACCGTTTTCTGTACCTAATATACCCCGCCGACGTCTCTATCCTTTCGTATCCGCAATTTTTAACGAGATGATTATAAAATTTGTTTACTTGTGCTTGGTCGTCTTTAATTCTGTTTAAGTATGCACTATCTAAAAAGTCAGGCATATTATTTGCACTACTTCCTCTACTAAAATTTTTTTGGTTTCTACACCACCTTTTATATCTTAAACTTGTGTTCCAAGTTTTTTCTAACATCCACCTCTCTTTACCTACATTATTTTCCTCTCGCCAGTAATCTACAAAATCTTCAATATAATCTTTAGGTTCTAATTCTTTTAAATCATTTAAAAACTTTTCTTTGCGTGTATATACTTTCTTATTTTTAATTCTTATTTCTTTATTATTATTAATAGAGCTTGAATTTTTTAATATCTTGTTATTAAAATTTTTACAATCTAGTTCTTCAGTTTTTTCAATTCTAGTATTTAAAAAATTTAATATCTGGGAATGATCTATCTTAAAATGCTTTTTAGCTGGCACACCCTTTAGCACTACCTGAATTATGCCCCACTTTTCAAGCACAGATAATGCTTGTTTGATTTGATAGTAAGAAAGGGTGGTGCTACAACTAATATCATTTGTTACATTAAAAAAATAGCCCCCATTATTTTGAGAGCTATCTTTAAAGTATTCTTCTTTTTGTATAAGATCAGAAAGAACCAAACTAGCATCTACGCCTAAATTAACGAGAAGACATTTATTTAAAATTAAAAAAGGAGTAGAAGCTAGTATTGATTTTTTCATTTGCCTAAAATTATATAAAATTATTTTACATTTTATAAAATCTAATTATTAGTTATTAACATACAATAGTTAAAAAGGCATTTCAACTGACTTCTTGTCTTTTAGAAATTCGTCATATTTTAAAGTATATTCTTCTATTTCATTTACACTAATAACACCTCCTGAAGCTAAATCAACAGCACCTTTAAAAGCTACACTAAATCTAATTTCTGCATTAGTATCAGTTTTAGTATTTGAATAACTAGGAGCTGAAGTATTGTTATTAAACTTTGATTCACCTTTAAAAACGATTTTAACAGTAGATTTAGGGCTTATTGTATATTCTACCTCATCCCCTACGCTTTCATAAGTTTTATCTTTCTTTTTATACATTTTACCAATATCTCCATTTTCAAAGACAATAGTAAATATATACATATCATTAAACTTTTCTGATTGTAAATTTAGTTCTGTAATTTTTGATTTTTTAATTTCCATTTTTTTAGTATTTAATTAATAATTCGTTAATATCAAGTTTGACTATTTCACAAAGTAATAAAAGCTCACTTACTTTAAATGAAAAAGGACTATCTAATTTCGCCAACATTGTGGGATAAGACAACCCTAGTTCTTTTGCTAAATGATTTTTTCTTACTTTGTTTTTCATCATTTCTAGGATCAATGTATCTCTAACATCTTCCTGGTTTTTAAATTGTGTAAATCTCATAAACAATAAATTTTATGCAAGATAATAAAAATAACTTTATAAAAATAAAAAGATATTAACATAGCTATTGTTAATAAAGTATTAATTATTTATTTGTTTTGTTAAATTTATTTTACATATATTTGTTGTATGAAAACAAAAAACAAAATAATGTCAGAGCAAACTTTTCCTGAATGGGAAAAGAACATAAACAATATTCTTGATAGGATTGACAAGATTTCTAACAATGAATATTTTAAAAGAGAATCAATTAAAGTAGAATATAAAAAAAACAAGTAATGGAATTAATAATATTTTTAACATTTGCACTTATAGTAAAAGTAGGAGAATACGCTAACAAAAAAGGATATAGATAATGGAAATAATAATAAATAATAAAAAGGTTAATTTAGATACTATAAAAGTAGACGGTATATACTCTTGGGATTATCCTGAATATTGTGACGCTTATGTCTGTTTTGCTAAATTTTTAGACGGATCAGCATTAAATCGTAATGAATTAGAACAAATAACAGACAATTACCCTGAATTAGTAAATGATTTAGCACATCAAATAAATAATTAAACTATGAACATAAATATAAACGCTGATACCTTAGCAATAGCATTAGCACATAATAAAGTAGAAAAAAAGTATTCTGACTTAAACATAGAATATACTATAAACAACTATGATGAATTTAGAAGTTTTAAGTATACTAATGAAGCACAAAAAGATTTTGACAAATACTACAAATATTTTTATAACATAATAATAGAAAATAAAAAATGAATCAAAAAGAACAATTAATAAATTATCTCCACGAACACTTTAGTATAACAACTTTAGAGTGTATGCAAAAACTAATGATACTAGACCTACAAGGAATTATAAGAGATCTAAAAGGTGATGGACATAGAATAGAATCTTTTTATATTAGTAGAAAAAATATGTATGGAGATGTTAAGAAATTTAAAAGATATTATTTAATTCAAAACCCATACGACTATGTACAATTTGAAAGAGAAAGAGAAGTTTTAAAAGGTATTGTTTTAGAGTAGTTTTTTTCATTACTGTACTACTCGGAATAAGGGTAATTATATTAGTAGGGATAACATTCTAATATTTTTGCCCTTATTTTTTTATAGTTCCATTAGAAGATTTATAGGTAACTTACCATTGTTTAAAACAACAGCACAACCAATAGCTTGTTTTTTAAAATTTTTAGCATAGGCTGCTGCATAGCTTTTATTGTTTATACCTACCCCTGTTTGACAAGCAAAAACTCTAAATTTTTTTCCAACTAACCATCTTACATACGCTTCTGTATGAGTATGACCACAAACGCTTGACATCATATTATTTTTTGCTTTTGTAAAAGCCTGTCCTCCCTCCCCGTGTTCATACAATACATTGTCATATATAACACTTTCTACCCAATTCCAATCAGGAGTTCCTAAAACGTCATTATAACTTTTAATCCAAGCACTTGGTATTCCTCCTGTCATACTTTTACGGGCAGCCATTCTATCGTGATTTCCAATACAAACATCTATACCATTTGGTACTGTTTTATTGTTGAATGCATTATACCATCTACTAATTCTTTTTATAGCTAATTTTAATTCGTTACCAGCAGACAAACCATCAGGATCAGGTTCGTGATAACTAAACCCGTGCGAATCAATACAATCTCCTATGAATATTACTTGATTGCAATTATATTTATGATATTGATCTATACAAAAATCTAAATACTTGTCAAGACAAAAAGGTTCGTGTAAATCTCCTATTACTAAAATATTTCTTTTAGTATTGTTTCTTTTGTCTTTTATTAAATCGTGTTCTGCTTTAGTTAGCCTAAGTCTATAATCTTTTTTAATTTTTTTTGAGTTTTTCCACACTTCTACCACCAAAGTATGCTCCTATCACCGTTATTAATGTAAGTTGTAGTAAGTCTGTCCATTTATCTGCTACATCAAAAGCTATAGAACCGCTATCTATAAATACAAGTAGCATAGTACAAACTATAAGGAATATTAAAACAAGTGGTCTTACTGATCGTGTTAGTATATTACCATTTGCGTCTGCTTCCCAACGTGCAGTAATATTTTTTTCTAACTCTATTTTATAAGAGTTCATTATTTCTTTTAGCTTTGCTTTAGCATTTAGCTTTTCTTCTTTGCTTGTTATGACATTATCTAAAATCTCACCAACACCGTCTATAACCTTTTCAGTTCCTAATATGTTTTTAAATATCCCCATAAATATCTTCACTATTAATTAATGTATAAGTAAACTTGTTACCCCAAATTGCCTCAGCTTTATAACAAGCAAATATAAATTCTTCCCAATCGTCATTACTTGCTATTACTTGACAACCTGCCGACCATTTATCTACTTGTGTAGATTTCTTTCCTTTTCTGGCTGTAGCTCTATGTATGTTTATACCAAAATAACCTGTCTGTGTATTGTTATCATCTAAATCATAACAAGCGTCTTTGTTGTTATCTCTATATACCGTAACCTCTCCCTCTCTTTGACATAAAGCGTCATAGTTTCCTCTATGTTTATCTATTCTATATGCTTTGTATTGTCCTGGTTTCATACAAGCCACACCCTCTTTTCTCATTATTTCAACTTGTGTCCAATGTCTGCCTGGATCAGTAGTAGCGTCAAAACTATAGAATTGCCATTCTCCGTTTACTTTATAAGATAGTGTAATTTTATCGTCAAACTTATTTGTAACCTCATCACCTGTAGCGCTGTTCCTAACGCCCACAATGTTTAAATTATAATCGCCTTTATCAAACCAATTATACCCTTTGTCTTTTACTGTTTCTTCAATAAGTTCTCTAGTTAATTTCATTATTCAAATTTACTTATAATTATACTATCTATTTTTTCCTGTACTTGTTTCTTGTTAACATTTAGTTGAAAAAGTAAGTTACCTGTAAATCGGCATACTTCTTGTGAATTGTTAATAACTACTAATGTTGGTAGAACTTCTATGTTATATTTTTCTTGTAGTGCTGTACAAATTCCAATATCTGCTTTAACAGTATTACAATCTTCTAGGTCTTTTAAAAAACTACAAGAGTTTTTATCGTTCCATTTCGCCCAAAATTCTATTACTAATATGCCATTAGTTTTAAGGTATTTATTTAAAGCTCCCTCACTTGTTATAGTATTTTGGCTTATGGCAACTTGCCCTACCAACAATAGTAGTATGTATTTTAGAAATCTCATTTTAATTCGTAAACCCTCTCCTCTATCTTCTCTACTTGGTTTTCTATTTTATTTAGTTTGTCTGCATTTGACATTACTGTTTTGCTAATTAGTTCTAGTTTTAAATCTAATTCAGACCTGCTTATTTCTGATTGTGGTAGCCTTTTAGCTTCCTCAATTTCATTTGACAAGACCGCATATTGACCAACAAAACTACTTGTAACTAAAATTATAGCTATAATACTTTTTAGAGATAGAGTAAATTTACTTGATTCTGAAACTTCTGTAGCCATTATC